GCCAAATCTATCCATAGTAACAAAGATACGAATTTCTCTAAAGAACTTTGTAGTAATGGAACTCTATGAACTGCGAAAAAAGAAAGGTTTAGCATCAAGTGTATATGCTATTGCCTTTGTTAAAAACCCTGCTATTGAAGTTGGGTTTGTTGCACTTTCTCAAGATTCTAATCCTAAGACAATCACAAGGATTAAATTAAACGCTGAGAAGCGAATGATTTATACGCCAGTCTTAATTCCAAATCAGAAGATATACAGAGAGGACGAGTCAGGAAATGGATATGAGATTTTCTTTAGTGAGGATACAATCGAAGAGGCTGCACATGATTTCGTTGCTGCTAAACTAACAGACGAATTCAACAACGAACATTCGGAGCATGAAAAGCTAGAAGGAATTAGCCTAGTAGAGAATTGGATTATTGAAGATCCTAAAAGCGATAAAGCTACTCAACTAGGGTTTGAACTTCCCAAAGGTACTTGGATGGCAGGAATCAAAGTAAAGGATGAAGATATCTGGGCTAAGTGCAAGAATGGAACATATCAAGGAATTTCTATCGAAGGATTATTTGACAACTTCGAGACTAAAATGAATATTAATAAAAATACCGAAATGGATAAAAAAGAAGAAACTGCGAAAAGCGTAGGCGAAAAACTAGATGGATTTCTAGCAGAGCTTAAAGGCTTAGTAGCTACTAAAACTCAATTAGCCTCTGCTGAATTGCAAGACGGTGGATCTGTTTACACAGAAGGAGAATGGGAAGATGGTGTTAATGTCTATACAGATGAAGCACTTCAAACTCCTGCTGCTGATGGCGAATATGTACTAGCTGATGGTCGTGTTATGGCTGTATCAGGTGGTAAGGTTGCTGGACTAAGAGAAGCCGTAGAAGAGGACTTAATGAAAAAGAAAGAATACATGGAAAAAGTAGAACAACTTGCCAAGTATTTGGTAGACTTCAAAGAAGAACTAAATTCTGTTAAAGAAGAACTATCCTCTTATAGAGAAAAATTAACCGCTCTTGAAGCTGAAAAAGAAGAAGTAAAAAAAGAAACTTCTGAAGTGAAAGCAGAATTGAGTAAAGTAAAAGAAACACCTGTTGGAAAATCTGCTCAAAAGCTATCTGAAGTAGCTCAAAGAGATGGTCGTTTTAACAACGCTCTAAGGGGTGAAAGATTTAAAATGAATCATTAATAAAATATTAAAATGAAAGAAACAAAAGAAAACGTAAAGTTGACTGCTTCTATTACTCAAACTACTGATACTGTAAGTAGAGAAGCGGAAATTTTTTACAACGCTATTTTAGATACTCCAACATTTGACGAAAGTCTAGGAGTTCAAATAATTCCTGCCAGAGACAAATTTGCTCTAGTAACAGGATCAACTTCAAGTCTAATTCAAGCTTACTCGTCTACTCCTAGCGTAGCTGGTACGATTACTACAAGTGATGAAGAGTTTAGTATCACTAAGCAGCTTATCTTCACAAACTTTGAGTACGATAACTTGAGAAATACTATGTGGAATGATGCTATCATGAACATGGATGATCAAGGTTTGCCTGCTGACTTGGAAGAGTGGATTATCGACTTTGTAGGTAGAGAGACAAAATCAACTCTAGCTAACAACTTGTGGAATGGTAACGGTGGTCTTGCTTCAGATCCAACTTCATTTAATGGATGGGGAAAGATTATCCAAGACAAACTAGTTGCTGCTTCTTTAAGTAATAGAGTAATTGCTCTTGCATCTGATCCTACCGATGCTAATAATATCGAAGGTTTGATAGATGGAATGATTGCACAAGCTCCTAGAGCTTTGGTAGCAGATAAAGAAGGAACTAGAATTATGCTAGGTCCTGTTGCTTATCATGCTTTGTTTAGAGCATACCAGCAAAATGCTTACTCTAACATTCCTACTGATAACGTAGATATGTTTGGAGGATTCAGAGTTCAAATGATTGANAACTTGTCAGATGATAGAATCATCATNGGTAAGCCATCAAACTTGGGACTTGGACTAGCTGTAAGTTCTGACATNGTTAACATCAANGTAACTGACAAGTACGCATTGGGAGATGGAAACTTTGCAAGAATCTACGCTAACTTNGGAGTAGGTGCAGGTGTAGCTACTACCGANTGGGTGATTGGAGAGTATCCTAACACATAATAAACAACAATACAGGGTGAGGGCTTCGGCTCTCCCCTTCACTATATAAATTAATAATATGTGTACATTATCACTTAGCACTTATCAAAGAGGTTGTAAAACTGTTGGTGGTGTAGAAAAAATCTACATCATTGATAAAGGAGCAAGAGAAGATAGTTCAGTAACATTGGCTGTTTCAGCAGGTGCTATTACTATCGGTGGAACAGGAGGTACTGCTTACGAGCTTTACCCATCACAGAATGTTAGCTCTTTCACTCAGCCTAGAACAGATGATAACAACGCAGGTACTACTTATGTAACTCAAACTTTAGAGTTTACATTGCATGGTTATACTGCTGCTTTGGTATCTTTGGCTGAAGAGATTGCAAAAGGTAGACTAGAGGCTTTAGTAAAGATGAAGAACGGTGTTTACTTTTATGCGGGATATGAGGCTAATGGTTTACAATCTGCGGGAGGTGATTCAGGATTTACAGGTGCTTCTGTTGGAGATCAAGTAGGCTTTACATTTACCTTAACTTGCGAGAGCGAAAGGTCTGCTCCTGTTGCTGTTTATTCAGAGTTTGCGGCAGCATTTACTATCAACACGCCTAGCTAAAAATTTAGTAACTTTAACAAAAAATTAAGTTATGAAGTTTAAAGCGAATAAGTTATGAAGTTTAAAGCGAATACGTTATTTAGTACAGGTAAGGGTGGATATGTTTATCTTGATGATTTATCAGTTAAGGAACAAAAAGCACTTTTAAAAGAGCATCCACATTTAGAGAAGTTTGTAGAGTATGAAGACGATAAGAAAGGATCAGAGGTCGACGTTAAGGTTCAGCCTCAACAGAAGCGTAGCAGCGGAAGGAGTCGCAAGTCTAAGTCTGAATAGTCCTAGTCGTGGAACACTAACATTTACAAAGAGCCTAACCAATCTTGGTTCAGGCTTTTTTTCTTTAGTGTTAGATTTCACAGATACAGCACAATTAGAGGATGACACATATTCTTACGAACTAACACAAGATGGAACGTATTTAAAAACGGGATTTATAAGACTATTGGAAGCTGATTTAACTAATGGTCAATTTGATTACAAGATGGACTTTTTAATGAGTTAATATGAAGGTAGAGCTATCAAGATATAATATAAAGTCTCTAAAGGATTCTAGGCGATCTTATGGAGTTATAATGGATGGGAATGATAATTTATTCCCTGACTATCTTAATGGGCTTTACAATAAGTCTGTCACTCATCAATCTATCTTAAATGATTTAGTAGACTATATTATCGGCAAAGGATTTATTACTCAAAATCCACAAGAGCAAGAGAAGCTAGATTCTATGTTCCCAAAGAAAAAAATAAGGGATATAGTTTTAAATAAGCTCATTCATAATTCCATTACTTTAGAATGTATAAAGTCTAAGACAAAAGATATAGTTGAGATTAACTGCTTTAATCCTGCTCAAATTAGAGTAAGTGCAGTTGATGATGGTAAACCCTCTGAGTTTAAGTATAGAAAATCTTGGGATAAACAAGACACAACAAATTACAGATACACTCAAGACTTTGAAGATATATTCAAAACAGACTTATTTGAAGGTTTGTTTTATTGGTATGATTCAGGTACATTTCCTGTTTACTACGGCAGACCTAAATACTTGAGTGGATTAGATGCGATTGAGCTAGAGATTTCAATTTACATGATGCATAATCATGGGGCAGCCAATGGTATGTACCCATCTATGATTATTGCAATGGAGGATAGCGGTGATCCTGAGCAGAATGCAAATAGTATAAAATCTATACAAAAGCAAATGACAGGCGTAGCCAATGCTGGGAAAATTGGTGTTATTCATTATCCTGTTGGTGGTTCCCCTGCTCAATTTACTACACCTAATTTGACAGGTTTAGATAAGATATACGAAAACCAATACGAAGTAAGTGAAGCAGGTATCTTAAAAGCTCATCAAATACCTTCTCCGTTATTAATTGCAGGTCTTAATAGACAATCTGGCGGTTTTGCTTCTTTAGAAGAAGAAATGCAATGGGCTAAGAATGAGTTAATGTCTAAGATTGTTGAGCCTAATAGAGAGGAGATGTTAGACATTTTAGATCCTATTTTTAAATCTATTGGTGTTGCAGGCGAGGTAATGTTTCAAGATTTAGAAGAAGATAATCAAGTAATCGTACCAAATTCTGAAGAAATGGAATCAGAGGTAAACGATAACTTGAAAAATTTATCAGGCAGACAGATGCAAAACCTTGAAAGGATTGTAAGAAAGTTTAAGAAAGGACAACTAACAAGAAAGCAAGCTGAGCTAACATTAAAGAGTGCATTTAACCTATCAGATGAAGAAGTTGACGCATGGTTAGATTCAACAGAAGAAGAGTTGACTAAACTATCAGAAGTACGCAAAGTAACTTTAGAAGAAATCTTCGAGGTTGGCGAATCAATAGAAGATTTGCTAGAAGATGGATGGGCTGTTCATAGCGTACAAGAAGTTGACTATGATAAGGAAGAAGAACTAGATAATGAGATAGCTAAGTTAAACGAAGATATAAAGCTAGTAAGTACAGGAAGAGCTAGACCGAATCAAACGAGCGAACAAGATGGAGTTAAAGGAAAGTATCAATACAAGATAAGATATAGGTACGAAGGTATTGGAGGAGGT